TGGATACGGGAACTCTTGCAGAGCCGTATGGTGAGCAATTTGTATATACAGAAAGTAACCCTGTGAACTGGTGTTCAGGGTTCGCTGTGCTGACGTTCAGACAAGGAAAACTACTACCACCAGAGTTATGCGAAGTCATTGACGGAGTGGCCTATTTCCGTGGGGAGGAAGTTTAGGGAGAATAAATTGTGAGCGACCCGATAGAAACAACACGGGCGGCATTAGGAGGTATAAAAGAGGCCATAAAAGTTGGCCGGGAGATCAAAGAAACCGCCAGGGAAGTCAATACCTTCCTTGACGAAGAAGCAAAAGCCAGGGTCGCATGGAAGCGCAAGCAGCAACAAATGATGCGGCGCGGCGACATGGTGTGGATGGAGGCGGTGGACGAGTACCGCATCATCCGTCAAATCCGAGAAGCAGAGCAGGAAATGTACCGGCAGGTTGAACGCGAGTTTGGCCGCTCTGCTGTATCCGAAGTCAAATCCCTCATCAATCAATTACGCAAAGATCATCGGGAGTTGAACGATGAGTTCTATCGCAACCGTATGCAAGCACGACGAGAGTGGGGCGGCCTTTTGCTCGCTTCTGCAATCGTATATGGAATTCTTAAAGCAACTGGAGCTATGTAATGCTATCTTTAATCTCTACCCTTGGCGGGTTGCTAATCTCTGGCTTACCGAAAGTCTTAGACTTTTTTCAAAACAAGTCTGACCAAGCGCACGAATTATCCCTCGCCAGACTGCAAAACGAAATGCAGTTGCAGATGGCGGCTCAAGGTTTTGCTGCCCAGGCCAAGATCGAAGAGATTCGGACAGACCAGATTGCCATGCAGTCCGAAGCCCAGATGCAAAACGCCGCGCTCGACCATGACAAAAAGATCATGGACAAGGCAAGCAAGTGGGCGGTCAATTATGTGGCTACCGTCCGTCCTACCGTGACCTACATCTTCGTGTTGGAACTGGTCCTTATCAACATGGGCCTAGTCTACTTCCTGCTGTTTAAGCAAGGACTTGGAACCCTGACCGTGGACCAATTTATCGCCGCCACCGATCTGATCTTTTCCGAGGACGAAATGGCAATGCTTGGCGGTATTATTGGGTTTTGGTTTGGATCGCGGGGTTGGTCTAAGAAGTGAAAACCTCTGACAAAGGCATCCACCTGATGCACCAGTTCGAGGGGTATCGTGACAAACCCTACCTCTGCCCGGCCCATCTTTGGAGCGTGGGGTACGGAGAGGTGCTACACCAGGAGCAGATCAAACTGCCGATGGTCCGCACAGAAAACTACACCGGGATGATTCGTAAGGAGTTTCCCCTTGCACCAGAACACAATCGACAGTGGTCGCGCGCCGAGCTGGAGGAGCGCTTCAAGAATCTCCTCGGCAGTTTTGAGCGTGGCGTTCTTCGACTTGCCCCTAATCTATCTGGGCGTCAAGGCCTGTTCGACGCTTGTGTCGCTCTTAGCTACAACATCGGTGTCGGAGGGTTTCAACGCTCTACACTACGCCAGCGCATCCTACGAGATGAATCCCTGGATCGCATTGCTGAAGGTTTTTTAGTCTACACAAAGGGCGGCGGCAAGGAGTTACCGGGACTGGTCCGGCGGCGCAAGGCTGAGGTCGCGCTCTTCCTTGGCTAGCTCCAAGATCCTGTCTTTAAGCTCGTAGGTCAGTTCCGGCCCATTCTTGAGCTCAAACTCCTCCAGCCACTTCCTTCTCTGGGTCTTGGTTTTCATCTTCAGCACATGACGGGCTATCCCCTCTATCTTTGCCTCGTGCTGGGACATCATTACTTGTAAGATTTCTTTCTTGGTTGCTCGAAACTCACCCGTGTCGGGCGTATTCTCCGTGAAGAAGCTCTCTTGCTGCTCGGACCGCTCCTGCCGCAGCTTTCTTAGAAGTAAACCTGCCGAGATAAGTTCTTTTGCCATTCGCGCAAACGTGTGCCTCGTAAACCCCTTTTTTCCGCTCGTAGACGCCTTTTATATTGGTTTTGGTGCTATGATATCTTTTTGCGTTCCAAAGGTTCTGAGAGCAAATTACGGCCCTTAGATTGGAAATGCGATTATCGGCCTTCTTGCCGTTCTTGTGGTCAATCATCTCAGGGAAAACCCCATGATGGTAGAGCCAAATCAGCCGATGGGCAAAGTAATACTTTTTGTAGATAGCAACTCGGATGTAGCCCTTGCCGGTGGGTGACCCAGCGGGTTTGCCTGCGTACCGCTTATTCCACATCTTATAAGCATTGACCCGCTTAAAGTCCTCGGTGGGTCTGTCGCGCCAAAACAACACTCCCCGCTTGTAAATAAACAGCCGTCTTACAAAGTCCTTATCCACGCTTATCGTAGTTTTGGATGATCCTCAACATATCCGGTGGACGCCACCCCGGAGGCTTCTTAATTTTTCCGTGGTCGTCCCGCAACACAGTCCCCAGCTCGGGATCGACTTTTCTTAAGTTTGTGATTGTGACCGCATCCCACCCCTGATCGACGGGTAAATCCATTACTCTTGCTAAACCTATCAGTACCCAAATGGTGTCACAGATGGCATCAAGGGCATCCGCTTTGGCAAGCTGCTCGTCTTGCAAATTCTCAGCGGCGTGGTAGTCCGACATCGCCTGCTCCAACTCCCCGGTCTCCTCCCGCACCAAGTCAAGATACAAACTCACCTTCTTGGGATCAGGCCCATGTCCCGCTGCCTTCATAAAGGCATCCACATCGTAGAAGATACTCATGGCTCACCTCAGAAAGGCAGATCGTCTGGGACATCATCAAATGTCGGCTCGGGTTTGGGTTTCTTCTCCCTCGGTTCTTGCACCTTCAGGCTCATATATTTGCCATTCTTGCCCTCTTTTAGCCAAGCGGCAAGTTCGTATTCTTTCCCATCCACATTGATCTTGCCCTTGTAAGCCGGAGCCTTTTCGTTGGGCGATTCGTTCTTAAATAAAACGCCTGAGTTTGTGTAATCAGCCATGTTTCTTCTCCTTCACGCGGTAAGCCGCAAAATGTTTCCCGTCCTTGTGGACCGTTTTTGTCGCCACAATGTAGCCCATATTCTTTAGGTCCTTGATCCTCGCGGCCAGCCGCAAGCACCTACACCCCAAGTAAGCATCGAGCGGTGTAATCCACTTTCGCTTACCCTCCTTTAGCACCCAGTCCGTCTGCGTCACAAAGCCTCCTTGCTTAGTAGATATAAGCCCCAGTTACTTGCACAGTAACCACCCCACACTATAGTCATGGCCCAATTTCCCTTAATTGCAAAATCCACGGCGATTGCACCATAGATAAACATTACAACCAAGATCAGCCACGACGCCATTCAAGCCACCCCGATAAAAACATTACGGCCATGATAAACAGCCAAAACTTTAACGGCCCCAGAGATTCCCAATCCACCACAAATACGGTCCAGTTCATTGCATCTCCTTTTCTACGTTAGCCAAGAACGCCTGAACCTTCTCTAGCATTTCGTCTAGGTCTGATTGCTTGGGTTCAAACCGCACGATAAAGAGTTGTTTGGAGTCCCGAACCCTGTTGTCAAAACTTACAAAGTCCACCCATTTCCTGCCCGTACAGAGCAGTTGGCAGATCATCTGTCGCTTGTATTGCGTGGGAACTTTGTTATCACTTCTGTAGCGTAGGTGGGTAGAGGTTCTTGGGCACTTGATTTCGATAAGCCCGTCATTTTCGACCAGTCCGTCAGGAGAACTGCCAAAGTACGGGATTTCGGGGTGGAGCCAGAAGCCTGTTTGGGTGACAAAAGTCCCGGTGTGGGCTTCGTATGCGGCGCGGGAAACGGGTTCCATTTCGGTTCCTCGTTGCATATCGGCATTGACGTAGGTTTCTTCAACGGCCTGCGTTTCTCGTTCTGCTACGAGTTGCCACAGATAGTTTTGATAAGCCGCCGTTGTTTCAGCGGCGCAGATGTCATTCGCTCGTGATCCGGTTACACATCCCAGCCTGGCTTTCAGCCATTCTGGCGTGCCTTGGACGATCTCTTTCGAGTTCACTTGTTAATCTCCTCTTCGCGTTTATAAGTTCACTTTCGAGCCTGTCCACCGACATCCGCAGTCTTTGAGCCACGGTATGTTGTAGGTGGTACGGATACATTATAAAACGTGCTTTTAAGATTTTGCGGTATTTTTCTGGAAGTTTTCTGACCGCTTGTTCAATTATTTCACCGTCTATCATGTCCGGTTCAAGTCGGGGTTCTTCGCCCTCAAAGACATCTTCGGATTCGTAATTACCCTCAGCAGAGGCGGCGGTGGTGCGAACCTCGGGGCCAACATGACCCCAGGCGCAGTACCAGGCCCAATTTTTTAGTCTTTCTTCCGAAACCATAAGTCGTACAGCTCTGGCCGATTCTCTCGAATCCAAGGTTTCGCGGATTCTATAAGATTCTTGGCGTCAAAGCCACAGGTTTGGCTGCCCACATGGTGAACATAGGCGCGGGAGATAAAGTGCCGTTTACCGGCTTTCTGGAGGTCCAGGCAGTTCACATCGTCCGAATACCAGTTCAGGGGCGGGAAGTCGATCCAGTCGCTTTTCTGAATGTAGGCACATATCGGGGCAATGACATCGGTCTCAATAATGGAGTTCTCGGTCTCGTAGCGAAACCAACTCATCGGCCCCTTGCCAATCCGAATGTTCTGGTATCCTCTCGCGTAGTCGCTTCGGCACGCGACCCAGCCGAGGGGGATATTTTCACTTTTGAGTCTGGAAACGTCCTCGGATAGTGACTGCCAAGTCGTCGGGGTAAAGACAATATCGTCGTTACAGACCACCACCTCGTCAAACTCCTGAAATGCTTGTTGCACTACAGCATTGTAGGCATCCCCAAAATTGGTCGCCGTATTATCAGAAGTGATCGTGCGATGGCGGGGAAAGATCATCTTGGAACCCGACAGGAATACGGTCACATCTTGGGGCACATAAGCGGTCACAGAGGCCGCAAGGGTTACGAGACACTTCCCGCTGACGGTGGCGATTACGATGGCTTGCACAGTTCTAAAACCTCCTCTAAAAGCTCTTGTTCGGTAAACCCGTAGTGTCGAACAAATCCCTTTGTCCCAAGGCCGTGGACGCCAGTTTTTCCGCGATGGTGTTCAGGACATAGCCCGATTGTTTGAAAGTGAGAGCTTCTGCCCCATCCCTGACCGGCACGAATGTGGTGGATTTCGCATGGGGTTCCTTCGTAGCCCATCCTTCGACACACCATACAGCCGAGTTCGGCCACGCGATTGAGATGCTTTTTTTCATCTTTGGTCATTGCACCACATCTGGTAATTGATTCGCAGGTTCCTGCAATCCTCTTGCGATAGGCTGTAAGGCGGGTTCAGGTTTTTCGTATACATTACCGACACCAATTTCTTGCGAAATTGTTCTGGGTCAAAATCTAATAACTCTAAATAGCCGTCGCTGTGGTTGAACAAAAAATCCAGCGCATCCCTTGGTAATTGGTTCAGCATCTTCTTACCAGGTGTTTGGCAGGAATCTCGTACCGCAAGACTGACGACCGCTGACAACAATTTTTTACACGCTTCGTACTGCCCCATAGTTTTTTGTCTCCTCAGAAAAAACTACATCATGCTCGGCTGACCACTTTATAACCTTTTCCAGATACTCTGTAAACTCGTTTACCCTAAGTTCGGCCGTACTTCCCTCTAGCATCTTCATGCTTCCGTCTGGAAGCTCCACCATTCTCTCCGGCAGAAACAACGCTCTCAGGTATTCGTGCCACATACTCGGCTCGTATGCCTTGCCGGGTACGACTTGCTCTGATATGTCGGTCAGTATGGCCCAGTAGTAACGATTCTGGTCCAAGGATCGCTTGGGTTTTCTGATCTCCAACACCATGCCATCAGCAGCAGATTCCACAAGCTGCTTGGCAATATCTCTATTTTGAGATGTCAGAATCATTTTGGATATTTAGCAATGCTTGTTTGGTAAAACGTATAGTGACTTCGCTGTCATTGATTGTGAGTTCTACTCCACGGTCACGAAATACATTAAAAATATCATCCAATGTATTTGATCGCGGTGATTGTGGACTAATCTTTTCTAGTCGATGTATGGTTGGACGAGCGCAATTAGATGCTTTCGATAGTTCTCCTTGGTTAATTGCAAAAGCATTGCGTAAGGCGCGAACAATTACCGCAACTTTTACTTTGTAATCTATTCGTTCGTTCATCATGCAGCCTTCATCGCTTGGCGCATGACGGCAACCTTAAACGCAGGAAAGGAGTCAAACTGAGATGGGTCTAAACCAAGTTCTTTTCCTTTGGCTTCGATTCCGCTTGCGGTTTCGTGCCAAGGTTTCTCGTTTACGACATCGGGTAAGACGATGGTGAGCTCATCTTCCCAACGCTCTCCGCGCAACCAAGTGGCCGGATAGGGAATAAACGCACCAGAGTTCCGCATCCATTGTTCTGTCTTGCAATGGGCTAAAACTGCTTGTATCACTTCGGATACATCTGGTCGGACATCTTTAGTTTGTAACCATGCTTTGCGTGCATCTGCCTTGGCTACTTTTCTCGGGTAGTGCTTCCAGAACTCTTCAAACTCTTCCATCTCTTCCTCCTCAAAAAGATATTAACTAAGTAATACTAAGATATATCTGCACTTTTGGTGGACGGACTTAGCCTTAGCCTATCCGTCCTTTACCTGCACTTTCGGAGCCACAGGACTCGTCAGCCTCTTCGCGTTCCGGTGCTGACTTCGCCGCCGGTTTGGGATATTCCAACGCTGCCCACAGTATCCCTATCGCCTACCTGCCCTGCCGTCTTTCGCCGACGACAGATAAGCGGTCAGAAATGAAAAAACCCCTTAGTGAGACTTGGGCTTGACAGGCCAGCACCCGACACAGGTGAAGTGCATAACAAGCCTCACTAAGAGGTTCTTTCCTGTGTCAAACGTGCCGGTTCGTCACTTCCGACACCGCTAGGATACCATGAGTCCAGGGAAGTTCAAACTTTTTTGTAACTTAATTCAAAAATAATTTTGTTACTAATTTAGCTCGACCACCTTGACCGTCCAGCCGTCCTTGAGCTTGCCCCAGCCGTGGACCTGGACCCGCCAGCCTGACCTCACCATTTCGGGGTAATACTCGTTCTCGACTATTTTCTTCTGCCGCGCCGCAACATTGCTACGGCTAGTGGTCTGGACTGCCAGGGTCTCCCCGTTTCCTATGGCGAGAAGGTCGATACACCCGAACAGGTCCTGCCGGATACGGGCAAAGTGGTTCCAATGCTCCACAATCCACACGGAATAACCCTGCTCGCGTAGTAGTTTTAGGGATCGTTGGGTGGGGCTCATGTCGGTTTTATACAACAGTTATAAAGTGCTTGCAATCTTACACAGTTGGCGTAAGATTCTTACACGGCACTAACGCCGTAGCTCTGAGGAGGGCAAATATGAATTACGCAGAACGTGCATGGCTACTACCACCATCAATGTCTCTTAAAAAAGAGAAGCTGCTTACACAACTTGATAAGTGGCAAGACAAGAAAAAAGCATTAGAAAATTTACCGACAGAATGGACGTCTGAGCAAGAGCGCGAGTACGACAACATTCTGGACGAGATCCGCTTCTTGGAAGTCGAGATTGAGGTGACGCTATGACCGCCGCTGAATACCACCAACAGCAGTTAGAGCAGCAGGAGCAGGAGGACGTCGCTCATGGCATGAACTTGAATCACGGCCGTTTTGTAGGTGTTGCGCGATTCATACGCGACAACGCAAAAAGCGAGCGTGATATCCAGGATGCCTTAAAATACATACTGAGAACGCTCGAAGATTACGAACAATTAGATAGGAGAGTTGCGTGAGTAAAATAAATTTTGCTAAGAAAAATGACGATGGAACAATTTGTCAGTTTGAAAATGAAAACGGTGAATATGAATTTGATTTTGAGGTTTACAATATAGTTGAATATGTTGCAATTGTTCATTCAACTGCTTTTTCAGATTTCAAAATAGTGGTAACGCGAGAACAAGCAAAAAAGTTAATAAAGTTAATTGATAACGCTCTGAGGAGGGCAGCATGAATACGCTTGATTTACTCAAGGTCAATGTCAACGACCATACAGAAAAGAAAAATGGTCTGACATATCTCTCGTGGGCCTGGGCTTGGCAAGAAGCAATCAAAGCTGACCCCAAAGCAAAGTGGGAAGTCAATATGTTTGGCTCCAATTTTGACCAGCCGTATTGCAAGATCGGTGAAACCGCAATGGTATTTGTAGAGGTCACAATGTTTGACAAGACCTTACCCTGCCAACTGCCGGTGCTCGACCATCGCAATAAAGCAATTCCGAATCCAGACGCATTTCAAGTCAATACCGCAATCATGCGTTGCCTGGCGAAGTGCATTGCCATGCATGGGCTTGGGCTTTACATATACGCAGGTGAGGACTTGCCTGAAGCTGACGCAGTAGACGCAACCAATTTCGTAGAACAAATCCGAGGAGCTAAAAATGTGGAAGAACTCAAGACGCACTTTGCAACTGCCTTTGCCGCAACGAAGCAAGACCCAATGGCGGTTGCTGCAATCACCGCCGCAAAAGACGCAAGAAAACGAGAACTGGCTGCTTGACGGGTTTGTGTTTGTAGCGTGTTGCGTTACAGGCTACATGATCCTGGTGATGCTATGAGAGCACTATTCCTTTTATTGTTTATCCCGTCTATTGCGCTTGCCGATACTTGGTCAATGCCAAACAAAAATGGTGGAGAAATTGTCATTACCAACCGGAACTGTGTAATTGACGGGAAAAATTACGGCCCTCTAAAAATGGCCTATTCATATTGGAATGGCGGCTACCTAGAAGGTTGTTGGTTGATACAAGACGATCTTGTTAAAGTTCTGTGGCGCACTACTGGGGCCGAAGGCGTTTTACAACGTGTCTACCCGCCAGAAGAGTTCACGCCAAAAACCCAATCACCAAAAACCCCGTCACCCAAAACACCACGTTCATAGGAGGGCAATATGCATGAGTCAGATCATACGGTTCGTATTATCCAGCTTGGGTCTCGCCTTCAGCACGAGATGGCGAGATCTTATGACCCCAACAGAGACACCATCGTTGCGCTATGTCAGGAGATTGAGAACTCAGCACACGAAATCTACAAGTGGGCCAGAGGGATTGAAGGAGAAGAAGAGCATGGGTAGAATCCTCGACCCCGACTGGTCGCAGTTTCAATATGTTCCGGCTGCCAAGACCGATCTCAGAGAATCAATGGAACGTTACAAAAGGATGGTAAGTGGAGAAAATCAGGAATTACATACTGTCGAGAAAGATGGTGACACGACAAGAAATAATGGACAGGTTCATGGTGAGCAGAACGACAGCGGACAACGCCATAAACTCGTTGCGATCAGAAGGAAAGGTTAGGGCGTATGTCAAAGACCGAAAGCAATACTTTCGAACCAACCATAGGCCAAATCTCACAAGCGGCTACCAAAGCCTTGGGAAAGAAATGCTGTTTCAGTTGCCAGACTTGGAAGCCATTAGATCAAGGCTCAACTCAAATTTACAAGAGAAATAGATGGAGATGCTTTTCATGCCAAAAGAAATTGCGGCCATTATCGGGTTCGCAGGCTTAATTATCGGGGCGATACAACTATGGAAAGGGGGTCAAAGTGAGAACGACTGAGCGCATTTACGATATGGTGGCGAACGCTACCGAACCTGTAACCTTAAAACAGTTACAAGACCAGCTAGAGTTAAAGCCAGGAATCGTGTCTGGTTCGCTTGCAAGCCTGTGTCGGGTTGGCCGACTGTCACGGGAGAAAGTGGAAAAGACAAACGGCAACGGACCAAAGCTGCAATGGGCATACAAAACTGTTGCAATTACGCAAGAAAATAATGTAGAATCATCGGTGGAGTAGTCTGCCCTCCTCAAGACGCTCCTTCGAGCCCCCTCAGCCCCCCTCGGCCACAAGCCCTGGGGGGTTCCTTTTTGGAGAATCAAAATGTACGGTAAGAAAAAGAAACCCACCCCCGGCAAGTACGGCCCCAAGAAATGAAAGGCCCCGTCATTATGATCGGGCTGCT